CATTTCTTCCCAAAATGTGTCTTTCTCGTGCCACTTGTTGTTAAACTGTGTCTTGTCCCAATGCATCTGTCTTTTAACTTCAGGATCTTCTAGCTGCGGCATTAATTTTTTATGATCCATTACCCACTTGCTCGAATCGTGCGGGCTACACATTACACACTTAATATTACAAGTATGGCCTAATCGCAAGTCTAAGTAAACTAACTCTTCTGGTACTGTGCCGTCTTGTTTTGTTTGTTCAATTAAATATGGTATATCTACTCCATTATTATCTCGATGCCATGTTCCTGTTTCCCATATACGCTTACTTACTACACCTACCTTTTCTTCTTGGAAGCACTTTGTACAACTTGCAGGTATTTCTCCGTTAAGCATAGTTGTCCGTACACTTTTCATATAGTCGTTGTTCCACGCTTCCATTGGAGTTTCTCTGCCAAAGTTTGCAGGCTTACCATTTTCCATTTTAACAAGTCCAACAGTATGGTCGGCGCCTGCACCACTTGCATTAGACGAACAACATAGACGCATATCGCCATTAGGACGAGTAGCAAAGTGTATCCAAGGCAAAATACAAAATGTCGGTGTGCCAGACACTTGTGCTATTTCAGCTTGATACTTTTCTAAATCAGACATTATTCGTTTCCTTATTCATAGTTCAGTATGCTCTATAAACTGATCTTTTGGTTTACTAAGTTTATTTACTCCGCAAGTCCTGGCGCATGTAATTAACTTTTCTGTGCCCCAATATTTGTGCCAAACAGTTTGCCAAGCATCAGAATCTATTACTGATTGTACAGTATGCTCTAGTGCGTTTGTATTTCCTAAATCATTAATTAAGTCAGCGTACTGTTGTTCGATTTCTAATCTAATAGGTTTTGTAGCATCGTTTGCGGCCGCATAGTTATAAGGAATACTTGCTAAGAAACAACAGGGCATAATCTTCTTATACGCATCTATATAGATTTCCTTTGTTTGTGTTACATAACAATCAATCTCACTAGCGTCTACAATATCTTTATAATTGTCAATTACGTCCTGAGTAATGAGATTAATTTTGCTGCCAGTAGGTGGTTCTAAATACCGTGTTGTATTACCGTCCGCATCATAAACCGGAAACTGTTCAGTAGCAACAAATCTTGCACTATCTTTATAAGTGAATCTAGCAAACCCGTGTGTTTTTGCCAATGCTTCTGCTGCTTCTAATTGATGTTCGTTGTGTTTGAATTTTATAAACGCCCATTCTGCTGTGCCGCCGGCAGAGATAAATGCTTTGGCGTTATCTAGTACTTTATTAAAGTCAGTTCCGACTCTATATAAACTATGAGTATCATCTAGTCCGTCAATTGCGAAAATAACATTATGTCCGGTAGGTAATGCCTTTGCTAGGCGCTTCCACCATTCTGTAGTTCTGGCGCCGCCGTTTGTGTGTATTCTAATATACAGATTAGGATTAGTATCTGTACTATACTGGCACATTTCTATTAGATCATTATTAATAATAGGATCGCCAAAATTGCCGCAAAGATAAAATCCTTTTAATTGCTGCAATACGTCAGTGGTTAATATCTGCTTAAAGTCTTCTATTGTCCAATCTTGATTCTTAATCAATGGATTTTCCAAGCCACCGTGAACATTACGACTGCACATAGGACAACTTGCTTGGCAGCGATTTGTAATTTCTAAATGTATGTCTTGTAGATCTTTAAAATTAAACATTATTCGCTCTCACTAAGTTGTTGGTCATGTGTCTGGGCAAAGTCTACTTTTTTGCCGCAACTTCTAACACATACAATAGATTTATTAGTAGTCCAGTATTCATTCCACAAGGTTTGGTATTCAACAGAATTTATAATATCCTTAATCGATCGTTCTTTAGTACACGTAATACCAAAACGATCTTTCATTTCATAGTGTTGCTTGTGTATTGCTGTACGTACTTCATGTGTTAAATCATTCGGTATAACATCATAAGGCACATTTGCGTGATAAGGACATGGATATAAATCCATATGTGCATCTATATATACTTCTTTAGTATGAACTGACTTGCAATCTATACTAGTTTCTTTTACTATGGTTTTCCAATTGTCAATTACATCTTTGTTAATAAATTTAAGTTCTGAAGAATCTGCTGGTTCGATAAAGTACTCAATTTCATTATTTTTATTTCTTACCGGAGCCTTTGGTCCTAAAAGAAATCTTGAACTTTGTCTTTTTTGAAATTTGGAAAATCCAATTTTTTGAGATAATATTTTTGCTTCATTAACTTGATTTTGATTATGTTTAAATATAAGATAATGCCATTCTGCATTGCCGCCTGCTTTTATAAACGACTCTGCATTTGATATTATTTTTTTAAAACTAGTTCCTATTCGATGAATGTGGTGTGTGTCTTCTAAACCATCTATTCCAAAAATTACTTTATGGTTTTTTGGAAGACTAGATGCAAGATCAATCCACCATTTTTTACTTCGGAGGCTGCCGTTGGTATTAATGTCAATTGTCAATTCTGGATTAATCTCTTTTGAATATGCACACATTTCTAATAAATCGTTGTTAATTAGCGGATCGCCATATGATCCGCAAAAATTAATTAGATCTATGTTTTTTAGTACTTCAGGAGTTATTATTTCTTTAAAATCATTAAACGTCCAGTCGTTGAGTTTTAATAAAGGATTTACAATTTCGCCTTCACAATTCCTCGAGCACATAGGACACGATGCCTGACATCGATTTGTAATTTCTAACTGTATGTGCCTTAACTGATTAAATTTAAACATTTTTCTTTTTACCTATAATCATATAGCGTGTATACTTAGGAGTTTCAAATTCACCTCTCCATTGCGGCTTAATTTTACTCATACGCATAAAGTCATCTGCGTTTGTAGCACATCGTATGTGTTCGTCTAAGTCAAAATAGTTATTACTCTGTATTACAAATATTGCATCGTCTGGTTGATTACTTAACCACTGTTCGTATTGTTCTTGCGTAATGTGTTCACAGCTTGTGTTAATAATAATATTTGCAGGAGATGAATAGTCACACATATCTGCTGTTACTGCGGTAAACCGTCCTTCTATTTCTTGACGCTTGTTTACTGTACACGCTGTTTCTTCACATGCAGGGTCTATATCTACACTTGTAATATGCCTAATGGATATATTACTATTAAATAGAAGATTTGATAGTACTCCGTTCCAGCCGCCATAAATTACTATATTAGATTTACTATAATACGCTTTATATACTTTAGTTAATTGTTCAACGAGCCAAACTTTACTGTTGACCTGTCCTTTCCAAAAACTTTCTAGAGTACGATAGCGATCTTCACTGTTGCGAATAGCATCCATCCAGAATAGCACATCTTGTATTTCAACTTTCATACTTTACCTTTGGTATTTTACTATCTGCACTACTTACACAAGTAGGAGTAATACATTTACGTGGGCCTTTAAAGAGCTCAAAGCCGCCGTCTAACGTGCCTAGGGGTTCGTCATGGCAACTGTAGCTGCGCTTAACTTCATTCTCTCTAATGACGCATCCTTGGTATCCTGCATTACAACTCCAGCCTTTAAACTTGTTGAATCCAAAGGAATTAAAGCGTTCTGCTTGGTCTATATAATAAATGTTACCGTCTTTGTCTTGTAGTTCTACCTGTAACAACGGTATTATTTTTTTAAATTCGTCTGGGATTCTTTGAGGGAATCCTGTTTGCAACAAGTTGAGTTGTTCTTTAGTATACCCGGATACCACACGGGAGGCGGTAGGATCGGATTGGGGCTTGACAGTGACATTAATACCTCTGGCGGCAAATCGCTGTAGGCGCTCGTAAAGCTCTTCAAACATTTCTGGCACCATAACTTGATTGATCGTAACATACACTCCTGCCTTCATGAGCTGAAGACACTTATCTCCAAACTCTTGTTCATTTGCAAACTCCGCATGGTAGCTTGCTGTAATACTCCTACGTTGCAGACTGCTCGTAGATTCTAACCAGTTGTTCCACCATTTGCTTCCCGGGCTTAGATTGGTTGTCATGTGGATACTTTGGTACTCGGGAGCTGTATCACTACAGTAATGGTCTATAACCTTCCCAAAGTATTTATATGCAGTAGGTTCGCCGCCGCTAAAACTAAAGTGAAAGTCAGTAAACCCGTTTTCTCTTGCTTGACGTTTTATTTCGTCAATGGAATTTGTATATATTTCTAAACTTTGATGATCAGGAGTGCTACTGCGAGCATAGGGCCAGCAATAGCTGCAATTGTAGTTGCAAAATCTAGCAAGAATCCAAGACACCGTAAACAAGTTTGTGTTTAACAGAGTCTTTTGTCCGAAGCTTGTTATATCTTCAAATGGTATATTTTGAAAATTGTTCATGTAACCACTCAAAATTGTTTATAAGGTTAAGATCAGCCATATTAGATATGCCAAACTCACGCCCAGCGTTAGCACCAGCAATAGCGAAATCACCACAGCGTCTCTCACCGCCTTTTGTACACCAGATATTAAGTCTACTTTCTGTTTCTTCATCGTTTTGCCTCAAGATTGTTTTACTACTTAATTTAGCACATTCCCTGAATGCACTACGCCATGTACTAAATGCGTCAGTATTAAATGCTGTAATG